ACAGATTCCGTCCACTTCCAGAACTTTTTTTCTGGATTCCTGATAAGCTTTTAGAGCGTAAATCGTGTTCGCATCTGCTGCCCATGTAAGTTTCAAAACTTTGCCGTTTTTACCTTTAAAACCTCTGGCTCTTAAAATTTCCTGTAGGAGGAGTACAGATGTGTTTTTGTCTCCTGCTTTTACTGTCTCTGGATTAAACATATATTTCTCTCCTGTTTGTGATGTATCAGATACAATACTGTAATCCGGTGTGCAGAACTTAGTTCCGGGCATCTGACTGTTAAGATAACTCTTTGCGCAGACACCGCCGCCATTTGCAATAATTCCAGATGCGCCAGAAGTATTTCCCTCGATGGTATAGAACCTGTCTCCGATTACAGCCGTTACGATGCCGGTATGAGCAAAAGTTCCGTTACGATAAAAGATTACAATATCGCCAATCTTTGGATTAGCGTTCCTTGTAAACAGATTACCAAGTGTTGGGCAGTAAACATAGGGCCAGTGCTTCAACAGTTTTTTTGCTTTTTCCTGTCCGAATGCTTCCATAAAACACCAACTCACGAATGCTGCGCACCAAGGCTGTCCTTGATATGATGGCTTAATGTCTCGCCAGTACTTCGTATAGTTGTTTGAACCGGCGTTTGCAGTCTTACTGTCGAGCTGACTATTGCTCTTCTTTTCAAGGTATCCAATCTCATTTTTTGCAATGAGAATCACTTTTTCAATAGCTTTATCCATTGCAGAAACCTCCTCTTTGTAATCCTTATAGAATACATCCATGTCAACGTTACCACTAATGCCGGATACTTTTCCTCTACTGGAATACTGCCAGCCTACACCAACAGATGGACGCAATCTTTCCTGTACAGAGCCATTATCACTAGCCGGATAACGAGCAATCCAGCAATCGTACTTTTTCAGGGTGTCTGACAGAACGTTATTGTACCAATCAAGATTGCAGTAGATACCGACCTTATAACCGGCTTTTTTGATTCTGGTCAGAAATGCTACTGCAATATTCTCAATCGCCTGTTTTCCAAGGTTTCTCTGCTGACTCCATTCAAGGTCGTAGAAGATTGGAAAGTCCATTCCGCGTCCGCCAAGAACAGAAATTACGCTCTCAGCTTCATCAATTGCCTGTGCCGGTGTCAGAGCGTAACTGTATTTATATCCGCCGACAAGGATTCCATTTGACTTGCATCCTTTGTAGTTATGCTCAAAAGAGGAATCAGTTCCAGATTTTTGATGGATTCTCAATATTGCAAACTTAATTTCAGAATTCGATACTTTCGCCCAGTCTGGCTTACTCTGATAAGATGATACGTCAATTCCTTTAATTTCCATATTTTCTCCCTTGCACGTATTTTATTTCACTATTCCTGGTTTTGATTCTGTTACTGTCCCGTCCTCATTCAGTACATAGCCATCCTTTTGAAGTCTTTCAATTACCTTCTTATTCCACAACTCGGGAACATCTGTCCATTTTTTCAATTCATTAATAACTCTTTCTTCGTAAAATTTAACCATTATTCTCACCTCTGATTGTTGCAACTAAAGTAGCCAGTTCATCAAGTGCCGAATCATGCGTTGATACAAGTTCAGCCAGACCGTCGATACCATCACCATTAATTAGAATCTTGCGATTAGATTCCGCATTAAGCATCCGCATCACAATGTCTAACTTCTCAGACATCTCATTTAGCCTGTTCGAAACTCGATTAATGGCTTTGTAGATATTTGTAATTTCCTTTTTATCCATATACACCTCCTGTTCTTAGCCATTCAGCTATAAATAATTCATTAATTTGCTTTCCTGATTGTCTGGTGCTGCTTATGAATATTCAATTTCTCTTAGCTTGATGGGATTTACTAGGATTTTAGAGGCATAAGCAGAGGACAACGCCACTAGTGTTGCGGGCACTGTCAACGCCCGCACCCCCGCCGATACTCACACGACAGAAGGAATAACCGTCGCTGGAGCTAGGCGAACGTGTCCAATAGTAGCCAGATACATAATCACTGCTATAAATTGGTTTCTTATATCTATTAGCAGTAGCATTTTGAAAATACTGATACTGTTCTCCTTCATCTCTGAAAGAATGTGACGTACTGCCAAAAACCTCAATTTCAGAAGGCAAAAACGCATAGTCATTAGAAGTCTTAATTTCACTCCTCTGGCCACCAGTTGATGTCAATTTCTTAACTTGTTTCATCATGTTTTGGATATAGACAGGCAAGCATCCTTTGTACACATCGTTGCACCATTTACGCCTTGCACAGCCTTCCCAGCCACTACTATTTGCGTTTACTCTGTTTATATAACCACACTCATGCGATGCATTATAGGAGCTGTTATATTCTGTCGTGGTGTCTAAATACAGCATACGTTCTGTCTGAATTGTAATCGCAGCTTTGGTCTTGCCATTGATAGCAGTCACTAAATCATCATGTTCAATTCCGATAATCACATAAGCGTAATCATTTGCCTTGTGTGACTCACTTACGCCAGTTGCAGGCATGGCGTTATGATGAATTGTCCTCTTGTCGCCAACCGCCCAATAATCTCCAATGTTGATTTTACCTGCGTAGTGCGCTTCAATCATCTTTGCAATTTCAGCATCCGTTCCGTCGGCAAATGCGACAATCTTCAAATCCTCTTCTGGTTCGCCGAGAAGTCTGTTACCCGCATCGTAGTTATATACGCCATCGGTAGAATATGGAAACAGTGCAAAGTAATATTGCTTGCCGTTTGTCAGCCCTGTAACGGTATATCCTGTTGTTTTGTATTTATCTCTCGTTGTATTATCAACCACAAGTGTTCCGTCATCTGGATTTGCGGGATAGCCTGTTTCTTTCATTACAAGTTTTGTACCAGCCCATGTAGAGAATGTTGAACCACTGATTACCGTGTTTTCAGGGTCTTGCCATTTAATCGTGACAGATGCGTTTAAGTTCTCGATCGTTGGGTTGTTTACGGGCTTGGGAGTAACGGTTGTGCCACCACCTTTTGCGTGGAGTGTTCCGTCTTCATCTATGAATGTTGTCTTGCCGTCAGGTTTAACCTTACCAAGAGTTTCGATTGTAGCAATCGGAACAGTTGCGTCACTTCCCTTGTCTCCTTTTGGTCCTTTGATATTGACTGTTTCGGGATTGGTAATTCCATCAGTGTTACTCCAACTTATATTCCCATCAGTGTCCACATTTGGGACGAACGTAGTACCTTTTTCTCCCTGCGGTCCAGTATCTCCTTTTGCACCCGTATCGCCTTGCGGCCCGGTAATATTTACTGTCTGGGGGTTTTCAAGTCCTCCGTCATTACTCCAACTTATGCTTCCTTTGCTGTCTACAACAGGAGTGAATGTGGTTCCTCGCGCACCAGTATCTCCTTGCTCACCTTTTGGACCAACTGGACCTTGTTCACCTTGCGGCCCAGTATCGCCTTTTAGACCCTGTACTCCCTGTTCTCCTTTTTCTCCGGGGTCTCCTCTTACGCCCTGCGGTCCTGGGTCGCCCTTTGGGCCTTGCGGACCAGTCGGTCCCTGCGGTCCTTGAATCTTGCCAGCATTGTTCCAATTCGTGCCGTCGAAAACCCACATTTCTCCGTCTATTAAATATGCATCGTTCTTCTCTGCACTCAGGGGGAGGTCTGCCTCAGATTCTTTTGTACCAAGGACATTAAGAGATGTTCCATCATTTCCTTGTTCACCCTTTTCTCCTCGCGGGCCTTGCGGACCAACTGGCCCCTGCGGACCAACGTCTCCTTTTTCACCTTTTGGGCCTTGCACTCCTTGAGGTCCCATAATATTCCCAACATTTTCACTATCACCATCTGAAAATGTTATTGTCAAATTTCCATCTATGTCAATGTTAACCGCTGTGATAGAGACACCCCTCAGTGATTCTTTCTGCTCAGGTGTCAGCGATTCAAATGTCACGGTGCCATCCACGCCCTTTTCTCCCGGATCACCTTTATCTCCTTTTTCACCTTTGGGACCTTGCGGGCCAACAAATTCTCCGGCATTAACCATCTCTGAAATGTCCTCAATGGAACACAACCGCCTTACATCATTAGCCGCAAATGCAATGTATAAGGCTTTACCAGATGGAACGGACGGGTCATTGCCAAGAATCGCAACGGGCTCTCCGGGACGAATTTTCGACGTATCAAAATCGGCGTACATACCGCGCCGGAATTGTATTGTGTATGTATTGGCCATATTAGACTTACCTCCTTATGAAAGGAAATTATTTTTTATGTAATCCTTTACGGAATCAAGATTTTTCTGTACATCGTCGTTCATCACAAGGAAATTACCTTTATTGTTTTGGCTGATGATGCTTCCTGTATTTTCATCTACTTCTGAATAGGTGTAAGCAATTCGACTTCCTTCTCCAGTGCTAAGATTCATAAAACTTGTTAAAATCTTCTTCATGATATTTCCTCCATCTGATTGATAATGCTTAATCTGTCGTTAGTAAGTTCTGATTCATAATCCGGTTCCGAGACCTCTGGTTCTTCTGACTCATAATTTGGTTCCGGGATTTCTATATCTCTTGCGTCTGTATAAGCTGTATCTCCCCGGTCAGTAAATCGCATATGTTCATATTCAATTTGTCTTGCTTTGATTTCGAACGAAAATTTAAGTCCCGGAGTTCCTTTTACAACAAAATAATTCTGCTCTTTCTCAGCTATCCAGCAGTCGCCCTCTCCTTCTCTTTGCAAGAACACATAATATTTAATGCCGACATTTGCAGATTCCTGAAAGATATCATCTATGTCAATCATACAAGTCCCGTCATCCGATATTACAGATTCGCCGATATCTCCAAAGAATGGGGTTGGCATTTCATAGCAGTAAAAGAGCTGTTCATCATAGTCTACCGTCGAAACTGATCTTGATTTTGTCCCGTTTACTTTCAACTTCCCTCTGATAGAAGCATCTGCAAGGTCTGTCCCCGTACTTGCACTGTAGAAATGTCCACTGGCTTCTACATGTGTACCTGCTTCAACTTTTTTTGATGTCGAAACGCTGCCCGCCGAAACACTAGTATCAATCGAGGCTGAGCTTGCGTGTACGGCTCCTGTATAAAGATTGATTCCTCTAATTCGTGTTCCATACAACGTGCCGTACCCCGGTACATATACTCCTGTATTCGTCTCTGAATAGATCTCTCCAGTTGAAGCATCTAGCGTTACTTCTCCATACGTGCCACTTGCTGAAAGCTTTTTAAGTCCAACTTTCCATCCTGCTAATTCACCCGTGTTAATATAATCGGCATTCATATACACATTGCCATTTGATAAATACAGACCTTTATTATTGCTGTTATCGCTTAACACATTAATAATCTCTTGTTTAGACATTTTCCCTATGTCGAGATCACTAAGTGCATTGTCTGTATAGCGATTCGCATTCGATAACGCTGCCGAAGCTTTATTTTCCGCAACACTATATATTGTATCACCGTTTGTTAACGCAAATGTATTAGGCCTGAGCGTAACATTTCCGTAGTTATCAATCGCAAATGTTGATGTTCCAGAACTGTTTGTAACATTGATGTTCTTCAGATTAATCAAATCAGCTGAAATCTGGCCGGACTTAATATAGGAAGCATTTATGTACAGATGCCCGTTCTGCATATAAATTCCCTCTTGCTTACCGTTATCCGTTAAAGCGTTAAAAACTCTTTCAAAATTGACAATTTTTTCAGCATCCAGTTCCTGCCAAGCGCCATCAGTCCCAGAAAACATATAAACCTGGCTTGTAGAGAAGTTCATGAAAATCGAGCCGTCATGCTTTTCATATTCTTCCTTTTTCCACTCAGATGCCGGATAGTTCTGCAATGTTGGCACATACGTGCCATAATAGTTTGGGATAGTCACATTACGAACTGCCCCATCCACAACGTCCTTGGCGATTTGTTCAATAGTTCTACTTTTTAGCGTAAAGTTTTCGACTTCTAATGTAACAGCACCTGTGTCGGCATCTACTCTTAATGTCGTATTCCCGTTATTGTCTTTCGCTGTAAATCCTCTCGTGTTAATCCATTCTGATTGGATTCCAATAGCATACAGGATGTTCAGAACAGCATCCCCATTACTGTCAAAGCCTGCTTTCCAAGTCTGACCTCCATCTACTGACAAAAAGAATCCATCGACACCTGTCTTATAAATTACTTTAGAATCAGCAAGTGTAGGCTTGTCGTGACGATATGATACCGTCGAGCCGTCTTCCTGAACTTCTTCTGTATAGTAGAATCCAAGGGTGTTCGCTGCAAGCTCATTCATTTGCTTGAGCTTTACGTCATATACAGATAGCTTTTTCTCTGCGTCTTTTTTTGCTTGCTCTACCGCTGCCTGCTGCTCACCAATAAACTCGCTTGCATCTTCTTCAGCACTCTTTGCGCTACAGCTCCATGATGTTGAACCGCCGAACACAAACTCTATATCTGTCACAAACGATCTAAAGACACGATTCTTTGTATCAATAAATTCGACCGGATCGCCGAAAGTGGCGTATCCGTTGGCGATTCCGTCGCATGAGAAAGGACGCATTCGCAAACCGATTAATTGATTTCCAATAGCTTCGACTCCTGCCTGTGCATTTCCTGACAATAGCTGATTATCAATAGTGATTACATAGCCGTCCTGACCCGACATATATTCGGTCTCATCTTCTACGTATTTGACGCCTGTTACAATAACATCGTCTACATCATATTGTAGATTCTGAATCGAAAATAACGCGTGATAATCGTTATTATTTAACGTACCACCATCAATCACAGTCCCTGTTATCCACGGATTAAGCGTGCCACCATCCAGATCATCACCATTTGTCCAATTTTTTACTGCTCCACCATCGTAAATAGCCGTATTGGTAAATGTCTTATCAAACGTAATAATCCTGAGTAAGTCATTTTCGTCGATTCTTGCATTTCCACCGGCTATTCCGGCACACATTCCGATTACTGTACGGTATGTTGCATTAGATGGCGCTTTCTGAATCTGGAAGTCCGCATTTGGGAACATTGCATCTCCAAGAGTGATTCCACATTGCTGACAGCATTCTGAGAGCAGTTCCTTGACTGTACAAGGAAAAGACAGGTTAGAATCATATGTCTTATCAGCGTTGTGCATTTTATCTAAGAGAGAAAGACTTATTTCACTCGCTGTCGCAGGTTTTTTCGATACAATGTAAGTACCTCTTTTTATAGTTTCAATCCTGTCGGATAACTGCACATTGAGAAAGACAACAAACCTTGCAGCGTTAAAGTTATATCCGTCAAAGCGTCCGTCATCATTTACTAATGATAAGCTTGCCGTTTTTTCTATTGCTACACCCACTGGGAAGTCCCCAGAGTCTGCTGAATCTACAAGACTATTTCCAGACAAGTAAAAGTCTTTTTTGCCTAATTTAAGAGTTGTGCCATTTGACAATGTAACATTTGCTGTCACGTAATAATTTCTGTTTGTAAGAGATTCTTTCTTTAACTGAGTAGATACATTTATCAAATCGGCTCAATCCTCCTTACATTGATAGACAAATCTGTCCACTTTTCTTCCCCGTCTTTCAGAGTTTGCGCAGCCATGTTAAAATTTGATGCGTAGAATGTTCTGTCTATCCATCTTCCCGGAACAGTTGGGTCTTTATGGTGGAATGTAAATTGACTTTTGTTAAGTACAGCATTTAGTATGGTTGCTATTTCAGTCCACGTAAGTTCGCCCCATTGCATATCATACCCACCAATCGTTCCCATTGGTGTATTGTGCATGATTAAATCCTGACTTCTTTTAGAGTCTTCTGTAGAAGTGGTTGCGAACACCGGTTTGTAACTATCCGGTGCTCTTATAACAACATTGTCTATTTTGAATTGTTCCTGCGCCATATTCTCCTCCTTATGCTAACTCAAATGGGTTCTTCCCGTTTCGATTTCTTCTCATTTCAGCTTCACTGATAATAATATCTAACAATTTTCTGCCAGATGCATTGACTGTAACATTGTAGGTGTTTCCGTCTCCCTGTCCTTTCCCTGATTCTTCCCGGACAATCTGGCGCAACAGGCTTTCCGGTGCTTCCAGGTTATTTCCTTTCTTCTGGTCACCTAATACCGCAAGGAATTCTGACCTTGGCGGAATAACTGCGCCACTGGCCAGATATGGGATAGTTCCGATACGTGGAAATGTCGCATGAAATCCAATAGTCTTTGAACCAAACGGTGTTGGAACAGTCCAGGGCCCAAAGGAGAACGCAGATTCAATTCCACCAATTGCATTATTAATCATTCCAACTGCATTATTAACAATGCTGATTGCCTGATTAATCGGAGCTTTAATAAAATCCACAATGCCTTCAAACGCAGATTTGACTGCATCTCTGGCGGCATTAAACTTATTAGTGATAGCATTTTTTATCGCTTCTACTTTATTAGATACGAACGTAGCTACGCTTTCCCATGTTCGGGATGTCTTGTTCTTTACGCTGTCCCATACGCCTACAACTTTAGTTTTAATTGCATTAAATACTGTGCTGGCTGTGGATTTAAGAGAGTTCCAAAGGCCAGAAAGTGTCTTTTTGATTGCGTTCCAGATTGTTGAAGTCAATGCTTTAATCGCATTCCAAGCAGTGCTGATGATGCTCTTTATTATGCTCAACGCGCCTTTTGTTACGGTTTTAATTATCTCCCACGCACCCGACACAACATCTTTGATAAAATTCCATGTTCCATCCGCAATCTCTTTTATTCCCTGCCAAGCCAGTTCCCAGTCTCCTGTGAAAACGCCTACAAGGAAATCAATGATTCCGCTCAGAGTGTCTGCTACATCACCAATTATTTTAATTAATGATTTTATGACTTTTATTGCTACGGTGCCTACAACGTTAATTACTTCCGCCATAACTGGAAGCAAATTCGCAATTATCCAGTTAATTAAAGGCACTAACACCGATTCCCACAGAAGTTTCAGGGAATCAATAAGTTTACCGAGGAAAGTCTCTATTTTTAAAATTGCGTCCCCTAATGGTCCCTCTAATAGCCCTTTGATTTGTTCTGCTAGTCCTTGAAAAACAGGAAGAACGTACGTGTTATATCCAGTTATCAGAGTTCCAAATATGCTTGATAGTCCATTTGCTATAGAATCAAAGAGCGGCTTTACGTGTTCATCGTATAACCTTGATATTGCGTCGCTAAGGTTTTGAACAACTGTTAAGACGCCGCTTGTTACGGTTTCTATTACTCCGAGACTACCCTCGATTGCTGACTTTAAAATGTCCTTGTTGTCGATAAAAGGCTGCGCAATCATGTTAAGGATGTCTCTGCCAAGTTTTGCAGCCGTTTCCGTAAGAACCATTCCGATTTCAGCAAAGATTCCGATTAAATCTGCTGTGATCTGTTGCGCAGTTTCTCCACCTAAAACTGAGAAAACATCAGCGAAAGCAACTGCAAGATTTCCTGCGATTTGTGAAATTTCAGCGCCGATGTTGAACATATCTATCAGATAGTTCTTTATTCTTTGCGTGTTCTGCTTTAAAAACTTTTCAATTCCGCCTATAATGTTTTGCGCAATTGTTAATCCGATTCTGGCAAATGAACCGGCAACTTGTCCAATTGCATATGCAAATGAATCAAGAAAATTATTTGCTGCTTTAGTAACTTCTGAATCAGTAAAGATATCCTTTAAAGATTTCCATATGGAATCGAGATCCTTTTTTATTCCGTCAAGAATTGGTTCGTAATCTCCTAATCCATCCCAGAATCCTTTTGCGATTAACTTAGCCAACTGTTTAAATCTGTCGATTATCTTTTTTAGCGGTTTTGACATTTTATCAAGAACTGTCTCACCCTCTGCCAATTTTCCATAATCAACATTTTGTACAGCATCTTTCATCTGATCTGCAAGTCCGCCGGTTGCGCCCGGCACTTTTGACGATGAATCTGTGCTTTTATCCGTTGAGTAATTATTTATTTCGTCAAGAGGACTAAGATATCCTTTTGCCGCCTTAGTAGCTTTCTTAGTTGCATCTGCTGTATCATTTGTCGCATCTGCCAGCTTTTCGGCATTGTTGGCAGCATCTCCATATTGGTCTGCCGTATCAGCTATTGCATCTGTTCCGACAAGACCTGCACCACTTGCGCCTGTCTGGCCAGATGATTTCTTTCCGGTGATTAATTCCGTAAATGACTTGAAGGCATTTGCCAGAGTTGCTAACTTACCGAGCAAGATATTAATAACTCTCAAAACGGGAGTGAAGAGATTGATTAATCCCTGTCCGACTGTTGCCTTGAGAGATTGCAACTGTAACTGCATCACTCTGACCTGGTTCGCCCATGAGTCAGATGTTCGAATGAAATCACCAGATGCGGCAGACAACTGTTTCTGTACAAAAGCCAAGCGGAGAGCCACTTTCTCCTGTTCAGTCATGGCGGATGTGGTTTTACCATAGCCATTTGCCAGCGCGAACTGGTCAAGCGCCGACTGGGTCATTACCACACCGAGGTCCTTGAGCGTTTCCGTTTCTCCCGTAAACACTGATTTCAGCTTGATATAAGCCAAGTCTTGACTAATGTTATAGAATGATGCTACGTCACCAGTCAGCTGCGTCAGAGCTGTTGACATGTCGTAAGCCTGTGCTTCGGAGAAACCGAACGACTTAGACATTGCTCCGAACGTTCCGACATACTGTTTTGCCATGGTTTCTGACAGTCCGGCAGAGGTCATAGCATTCTTTGCAAATTCGTTTACCTTGTCCGACATGGTTGTGAATGTAACATCGACCACGTTCTGCACTTCGGCAAGGTTAGAGCCGAGTTCTACGCATTCCTTACCGAACTGCGTCAGTTTTCCAATCGCAAATGCTCCGCCAATCAGTACGCCTATTTTTTTTACTACGCTGCCAAGTCCGTTAAAAGACTGCCTGATTGCTGATACGCCGTTTTGCACGCCTGATGTGTCCATTCTGGTATCAATAATGACTGAGCCATCAGCAGCCATGTGTCCACCTCCTAACTATTTGAGGTTCAACATCTCATTCAGCTTATCTTTATAAGCTTGCTCCTCGTCGCTGAGACGTGTTTTTATGTCAATTATGTTTTTATTCTCTTGATAGAATTTCTTTTCCCATTTATCGAACTTTTCGCCCTTTGCTTTTTTTGACCGGATTCCAACTACGGTGTTGAACAGGCACTCGCCAGATTCCATAAAGTATCCAAAAAACGTCCACCAGTGCATATAAGGTACTGATCTGATTTCTTTACCAGCAACCTTGTTCACAGCCGGAACGATCATATCTCCATCCTGTTCCCAGTCCATCAAACGGGGTTTGGGCTTGTTCGGGATATCATCGAATTGACCACAATCAATAAACTCGCAAGCTTTCTGACAAGCTTCTGTAAGATGTTCCAGGGGTATGCTTTGCCAGTCCTCAAACAAAATCTGTAACATAACAACAGCTTTCGCCTGTTCGTCCAATTCTGGGTCATTCATGGCGACCAGAATGTCAATAATTACTCGAAAATCCGTTCTGATAGAAAAATCCACCCCACTGATATTTAGTGAGGTGGGCAACTCATAGGCGGTCATTTTGTATACTTCTCCGTGTACTTATTGACCACTTCCTGCATTTTTTTCTTTCTCTTTTCAATCTCTGGAGTAAGTGCTTCATTGATTTTGTCAAGGACGATATAAGCGAATACCTGACCATTTCCAAAAACAGTTGTTGCGGTAATTGGTTCTTTAAATAAATCCTTAGATGCTTCATATCCGAGCATATAATTGATTTTGTCCTCAATCTGCTTATTAATCTCAGCCATCTCTTTGCTGGAAGAAACATTTTTAACAGATTCCTGAGCCTGCTCAAAGAAAGTTTCCAATTCTTCCGCTCTTGCTGCAACGTTAATGTCGGTAGGGTTCAGCTTAAATGAAGAGAACACTTCACCCTGTTTGTTTGTGAATGTGAAAAGAAGAAATCCATCATCAATGTTTGTATTAATTGTTTTTGCCATTTTCTATATCCTCCTAAAAATTATTCGCTGTCAGCTGTAAATGTGCCGGAACTGATATCAAATTTTCCTTTTACTCGTTCGCCGGTATAATTGACGGTAAACGGAATCTGATAGCCGGATGTATCACCGCCGTAGGAAGTCGGCACAACATGACAATCCTGCTTGTATGCTTCGTATTTACCGGCTGTTGCTTCTTTCCAGAGGTGTACTTCAACTGCACTTGTTTTTAGATTATCATCTTTAAGGCGTTCATCTACGATCTGCTGAAGCTTTTCAAACAGGTCTGATGTGGTGTCTGCATAGAACGGATCAGCGTCAGAAGAAGCTTCGTAGCCATTATGTTTAAATGTGGATTCTCCAAGAATATTCTTAGATGTTTCAGTATCCGGGTTGAGGTCAATATTGTACTCTTCCAGATCTTTTCCAAGACGCTCATATTTTGGTGTCAGTCCTCCACAAAGAGAACCAGAATCAATGTAATGAGCCATATATTTACGATCAATTTTTCCTGTTACTGGCATAGAAATGTCCTTTCTGCCTATCATTTTAAAAAGGCTGTGTAGGTTAGCGACTATCTCTAATTGATAGCCGGTTGTTACGTTATATTACTTCATAAGTGTTTTCGTAGCGTACCGATAATGGTAATAACCAATCCTGTACACCACTCTCCTGTGGTTCTAAACCATAGGAATTATCACGGGTGATACGTTTTATCACTCGCCCCTGAGAAAGCTCAGGAAACGCATTTAAACGTGTCTCAGAGCCATTTATGATAACTGGTTCTCGGCATATCCATTTACCGAGATTGTCAAGAAACTTCTGAACAGATAGCTTCTGTCGTTCCTTGTCGGATGCTGTACGGTATACTACATAAAATGGGTACTGGCATACCTGATGCATTGTTCCGCAAACGTCTTCTTTTTCTGAATAAATCAAGGCACCGTTATCTGCCGAGAACGCAATTCCTGATTCCTTGCCAAGTTCCTCAAATTTGATTGTTTCATTTTCATATAGCCCTGGATACTGGTTCAGAAGTGCTTTCATGGCATCTGTCAGAATCTCATATCCAGTTGCATCTTTACCGATAGGTTTATCCGCCATGTCTGCCACCTCCTGCCTGTGCTTTTACTTTGCGAATCCATGTGCTACCGTATTGTCGTTTAGCGGCATCGAACCACTTTGCCTGTGCCTGTGGGTGAGCTTGTTTGGTGTATTCAAGATTTTCCTTTGCGGCTGTTTGCCCAGAAAACTGACTAACAAGGACTTTCTTGGCATACTGCCGAGCGTAAGGGCTTCCGGTCAGCTCGTCCACCATCGTTTTTCCCATATAGAGGAATCTGCCATAAGGTTCTGCCGCCGCACAAACAAAGCCTGTACCTTGCATGGCTGAACTTCTTGCCCTTGTCTCGTCAATGAAATCTCCTGAAATCATCGGCATAAACGGAACCATACTGTCCATGACCATCCCATCAAGGAGATACTGAGCTTCTTGATACTGCCTGGAGAACCTGTCCATATTCAGCTTTATTTTCATATCTCCATCAACTATGGAGAATCCTTTAAAATGATGAATCTTACTCATATTACTTACCCAGAATCTCAAAATGTGGAATTAGCGTATACGGACCGCCAACACTGGTAATCTTGAACACGTTATCCTTGTTCTCGTTCATGTACTGATAGAATCCGCTCCGATAATCACCATCAGATACCGTTCCGCCAGTCCACTCACCCTCCCAGAAGAATGATTCATCTGAGAATGTGATAGTATCTTCCAGAGCGTTGTTAATCTGTCTTTTCCACTCTTTAACTGGCATCCATGGAAGAATCTTGCCGTCTTTATCAGTAATGGTTATGTCACCGTTCTGGACAGTATAACGGATGTGTAACTGTGCGTTGTCTGTTGCGTCTGGCCCGTACTTTTTAAGAATTGCTCCTTTGTCCGTAATAAGGTCAACACCGGATAAAACATGAGGGTACCAGTACGCATCTCCTGTTGTGGCACTTTCGTAATAGTTGAAAAGTGTAATTTTAGATGAATACATGATACCCTCTCCTTAATTATTCTTTCTGCACTGTCTGCTTAATAACCTGATTTACACCAGTAGCCGACAAGCCGTTAAACATACCGACCGCAACTGCCGTGATATAATCTGTTGCCGGGAAATCTGGGATAACTCCCATTCCGACAGCTCCAAGAATCCCACCAATAATCGCCATGATTACCGGAATCCATTCATCGGAGATTCTTTTTGATGCTTTACAGCCCATTCCTACGATGTAGCAAATCATAACGATTGCAATACATGAGCCTAATGTTGAAATGTCCATATAATCACTCCTTTATGCTCCAAAATTCAGAGAAAAAGGCTCTCGTAAAGCCTTATATATTTCTCTTTCAATATCATCTTTATATACCGTTGTGAGTACACCACCGACATTTATAGTCTTTGTTTCTCTCATAAGTGGCTGTGATGCTTCTTCTATAATGTCTGCATCCAAATAGGCTACTCCAACATTTTTACCGCTCCAACACTGTTGTTTGTCTGGACAGCTTTCACAGTCTTTTCGCATATCTGAATAAGCCTTTTTATTGCAAATCATACTCACACCCCCGCATAGAGAATCGGTATTCCATCATCCGTCCTTACTCCCATCAGAAGCGGTAAAGCTGTCTTTAAGAGTAAGTCGTTCGTTTTCTGTACATCTCCGGCGGCGGCATACACCGCACTCCATTCCTTTGCACTCGCTCCAATCTGCTGAGGTGTGGCGTAGGAAATGGATTCACTGCCAGAGGATACAGAGGTTACAATGCCTGTCGTGCTACCACCAGACCCGATTGTGGTTGATACTCCACTAGCGGCGGCACTGGCAGCATTCTTTTCAGCAAGCTCAATCTGATACATTAATTCAGCTAATGAACAGACCGCCTTTTTGATACGCTTCTGTGAGCGTTCGTTTTCCGGCAGCCCGTCCACCAACCTGTCAAACGTCATTATGTCCACAAAATCACTGGCTCTTTCTGCCAGTCGTGGAAAGTCGGTTTCTGGCACGACATTGCCGAATGATTCTGTATAGAATTTATAATCTGCGTAAGCCATGCCAGTTACCTCCCACATTTATGATTTCGCTGTTACGCTTGTGTTTCCGGCATTCAGTGCTTTGTATGTTCCATCGCATTCAACCACTGTAATCTTCTGTCCGGTTGCTGCCCCAATTTCACCTTCTCCGCCCCATGTAGTCCAGTTCCTGAGGTTCTGTCCATACTCAACAGTTACTGCGTTTGATGTAACTTTGTATTTATATACGTTGTTGACATTTTCTTTATCTGGTTTTACGGTAATTTTTGTTTTTCCGGTTACTGTTCCTTCCGCAGATATTACTGTCAGAGTGCCGAGCGTTGGTGTTTCGTCAATGGTAATTACTGCAATTGCATCAATGTACTCTGCAAAAAGAGTAAGTCCCATAACCGCAAACGCTTCGGATACTGCTGTGTGGTAGTTGCCCTGTGTATGGAATCCGATCAGGTTTGTTTCGCCAGATACGGTATACACAAGACCTGCTCTCGCAAAGTCAGATTCGTTCGGGTCTACATAGTACAGAACGATGTTCTCAACAGGTGTTGCGATAACCTGTCCTCTCGGAATCTCGCTGTCAGATAACAGGAAGATAGTGTTGAATCCCATAAAGTCCTTCATGTACTGGAAGCCGAACTGGTTCTGAATAGTGATCTCAGCTGCTCCGAGATATTCATATACGTCCAAAATGTTGACAAATCCAACAACGCCAGTCACGTTTCTGTGCATCTGCTTAAATTTGTTCTCAACACGGCCTTTAGCCATTGCCAGAGCCATCTGGAATGTTGTTTCTGTGGAAGTAAGTGTACCGGTTTTCAGATAGTCATAAAATCTGCTGGTAACGTCAGTCTGAAGCTGGAAAAGGAATTCATCATCAGTCATCTGAACGGCGTTCTCATAACCGTGATCCTTGATTGCTTCGATAGATACAGCCTTTGCGTACTTTTCAATGGTCATTTCCGCATAGTTCTTTTCTTTTACAGTAAATTTGCTGTAAGGAATTTCCTCACCCTCTGCCACTTTTCCGCTCTGTAAAGTACCCTCTGCGTACTTAGATTTCAGTACAGCACCCGGCTGTTTTTTGATAGGTCTCATGATTCCCAGAATGTCACGTAAGTGCTGCCAGTTTCTTTCGAATCTGGTTACAAAGTCAATCTCACGTGCTGTGACCCGGATATCATTAGTCATAATAAGATTAGCTTTTGCTGCCATATAAAAATCCTTTCTACCCATAAATATTAAGGTATTGGGTTAGCGGCTATACTCTGTCGTATAGTCGGTGTAAAAAATCACTGGAATAACTGGATATTCTGAGCAATTGCAGCCTGTCTCTCGGACGGGTCTTTGATCGCTTCGATATCTTTTTTAGTCATGCTTCCCGGTGTCTGCTGCTGTCCAACGTGAGTGGTAAATCTTGCCTGATTCTGCTGAGCCTGCTGCTGAGATTCATCCACAAAAGCGGATGCGTCAGACTGTTTCATCTGCTCAATCAGGTCGTTCAGCCCAAGGATTTTACCATCTTTCAGCTTAAGACCTGCTTCTTTGATGTCTGCCATGACTGATTTCTTTGCCGCTTCGCTTGAAAATTTAACATCATCGAGTGCCGCTTTGAGTGCATCTGAAAAATCACGGTCGTAGATTTTTGCATTAAACTCTTTTTCTGCATCCTCGGCTTTTTTCTTCCATTCAGCAAGCTCTGTCTGAATGTTCGCCGGGTCGATACCATCAAAGCCTTTTAAGGTTTCCTCTGCTGTCTCAGCACGTTCTTTCCAGTCGTCACGTTCACCCTCGACTTTTGACAGAGTTTTCGCTACTTCTTTAGCATTCTTATAATGCTCAGAGAGTGCCTTCTTCACATCTGCCTGCTTGTCCTCCGGGATTTCAATTCCATATGATTTTAATGTGTCAATAAGTTTCTGCATAACATCCTCCTGGTCGTGTTTATTGACCTGCCGCCGCAGGTAAATGGATTAAGCCAGTTAGACCACTGGCAGGGTAACTGGAATAACAGGAATCGAACCTGTGACACTCTGATTAACAGTCAGATGCTCTACCAACTGAGCTATATCCCATTAACCCGGATTCCCGGGTTAGCAAGGTATTTAACGTGTTATGCCTACCACGAGTTGTTTCGGATATTTATTTCTTTTTTTTAAAGAAAAGTATGAATAACAAAAACCTTAATCAAGGAGGTGTGCCATCTTGCGTGCCAGACGGCAAATACGCACGACAGGATTCGAACCTGTTTAACTTTCCGTTAAAGCGTGCGCACCAGCTACTAAATTAAAGAAAGGAGGATTAAAACGAAAATGTCAAAACAACCGTTGTGCTTCCTGCTGCACAATTACATTATAACAGATTTCTTTTAATTACCTCTCTACCACTTTTGCGTTTTTAGAGCATATCACGGAGTTTTTCCACGTATCTCTTGACAAGATCACGTTCCTCCCGGCACTCTGCATCCTTGGACATATCGCTCATTTCTGTTGTGAGTTCGTCCAGATGCTCTTCCAGAGCGGCAAGCATCTTTCTTTTGCAGTCTTCAGACTTGCCGGAGCGATAGCTCTGCTTCTGTGTCATATAGTCGTCATAAGCATCTCGCCCATCAGAGCGGCTGTAATGCCCTCTAACATAATGCTCGCCACGTCTGGCATAAGAACTGCCCCGGTCGTAATCCGGCATCATTCTGCCATCATTTGCGATGTATCTCCCCATGCTGTCACGCTTTCTTCCACGTTCACTGTAATCGTCATTGTATCCGCCACGCATCTCATCAAGGACAGTGTTGTAGTACTCTACTTTCTTATCCCAGTACTGCGTATTCTTGATATCTTTGTACATATCAATCAGTTTGTATGTCATTTCCAAGTTCCCAGTGGTCAGCCCATTATCAGCAATTTTGGACAGCTCGTCTTCGATTCTTGCGCATAAGTCTTTAATATCTCTCATAATCACACCTCCTACGCTTCTCTGGTTACGACAATGTTTGCGTTCGCAACAGAAATAGCCTGATCGCTTGTGTTTTCTACCGCGATATTAACGCAGCATCCGTGAGGCACATCAATATAGATGCCAGAGGACACATTATTGTACTGATTTACTGCTGCCGGTGTGGAAATCATCTGGGAAGAAAGAACCGGCTCACCAGAGATTGCAATTGCCAGAGAAATAGCTCCGACAGTACCGCCTGTTGGAATTGCGATATTACCAGAAAAATCCACGAAGAATCTCGCTTTACACTGGTTAGTCAGTCCTCTTAGAGTGATGATTCCGCTTCCCTCTCTGTGCTGAATGCAGTTAGAACCCTTAACTGCTGTATTTGAAAATACTACGTTTCCATTTGCTGCTACAGTCTGAGCAGCTACACTTGTAAATTCTGCCATAATTTTTACCCCTTTCATATCACAAAAGGACAGGTCTCAGCCTGCCCCTCTGTGTAATACGGCATAAGCCGACATCCGAAATCAATCGAAAGATACTCTCGATATGAAGTTATCAGCAATTGCATCCGGTGTTGCATCCGCATCCACATCCGTAATATGTGTTCGGGTTAGGAACCTGATATGCCGGAATCGGTGCTGGATTGATTGCATTAATGAGCTGCTGTGTCTGAGAAGCCATTGCAGTTGTGAGAAGTGCGCTCTGGCGATCCTGAGATGCAGCACGTCTGAGATCATTATTCTCAGCCTGCAGACTAGAAATCTTTTCATTGCAAAGATAGTCAAGAATGGCTCTTGTTCCTGCATTCTGACTGTCAATAATGTCTCTTGTGTTACTGTTCATTGTGTTCTGCAATGCGCAGGTATTCTGTGCCATATTGTAATTTACGCCCTGAATTGCTTCTCTGGTTTCGCAGCAACAGTTCGCAAGCTGTGCCTGTAAAGCATTGGTATTCTGCATATTAGCCACAGTATCGGCATTAATAGCCTGCTGGATTCCGAAGCCGGTCTGCATGATGTTGGTGTTGATTCCATTGAATCCAGTAAGCATACCGTTATTCATGGCATAAAAGCCATCGCACAGGCCACTGTTGATTCCGTCAAGTTTGCTGATTACTGCGGAGTTATCGAATCCTCTCTGAATGTCTGCCTGGGTAGCTGCTGTGGCTGCATATCCGCCGCCGTTGCCATTATTGCCCCAGCCGTTGTTTCCCCATCCGAAGAAAGCAAAAATGAATAAAACAATAATCCACCAGCTACCATCTCCGCCAAACATGCCGTCATTATTTCTACCGTTTCCAGTAGCGGCGGCGATATCTGCTAAGCTATAATTTCCATCCATAATATAATCTCCTTTTTTGTGTATTTACATCAATCTGGCCAGATTGTAATGTACTATTTCATTCCTTTCAACATGTGTTGAAACTGTCCTGCCATCTGCTGAACCTGATTAAGCTGCTGCTGAGAAATCTTTCCAGACTGCAACATTTTCTCAACTTCTGCTTTCGGGTCTCCCTTAAAATTCTGTTTAAACTGCATAAACTGCTGCATCATCTGCATTGGCCCGTTTCCCTGTGGCATCCCACCACCGAGGGCATTGAATAATGGATTACTCATCTGCGTTTCCTCCCTTGACTGCTGATTCCTGCACGGTATTAGCCCTAACAGGTTCAGAAAAAGAATTTAATCGGTTTATGATAGCTTCGTATTTACCCTTTAAATCGTCGTATTCCTGTCTGGTGACATATTTACTGTCCATGTTCTGAGCAGGTTGTTTAGGCGGCATCTGAGTGCCTATTTCGTGGTACTCAAACGTCCGTAATGGTTGTGGCATACCAGAAACGTCAGTGGATTTTATGTAGAACTTTTCACTTTCACTGTCCATTAATAAAACACTTGTCCCGGGTGCTACCAGATAGGATTTCGCACCTACTTCGCCGGATACCCACAGGATGCCATTGCTATTCTGTTGCGGTTGTTGCGCTGGTTGAACTGGCATCTGGACAGGCTGTTGCTGAAATTGATTCATTTGCCCCGGAACGCCAAAACTATATTGATAAGGATTGTTATATAATGCCATCTTATGCACCGCCTTTCTAATTATATTTTTGCATAGATATATCAATATAAAAAAATAAAAAAAGTATCGAAAAAGTATTGACACACCACCAAATTGGTGGTATTATATAATCATCAAAGGAACGGAGGAAACAGAAATGAAGAAATACAACTTATCAAAAATCATGAAAAGAGCATGGGAACTGGTTAAGAAATCTGCAATGACAATTTCCTCCGGTCTTAAGAAAGCATGGGAGGAAGCGAAAACAATGGAACAAAAATTAGTTGAACTCGTCGGAAGTCCAAAGCAGATTGCATGGGCTGAAGATATAAGAAAAAACATGATTTCATATCTGTCTGCTCTCGTTAGAAAATACGAAGCTGAAGACAGACCTGCTCGCGCAGAAAAAAGAACTAAAGACATGGAGATTCTTAGCAACATCAAAGAAGCTTCATGGTTTATCGAAAATCGCAGTTATGCCGTATATTCTACAAATTATGATTCAAGCGATTTAAGCGAATTAATGGCGAACCGAAATGAAATGAATTTATATGAGCGTATACATAAATATGTCAAAGAACATTGATAGAAAGGGGGGGGGGGACGAAATGTATGTATAAATATAATCAATCTGAATTTGAATCCATGATGGATGAATTAATGCATGATTTCAAGAAAGGCTGTGGAAAATCTGACGCCGAACTTGATGTAGCTTACAAAATCTTAAATCCCTCTCCTATCGGCGGGTTTGTCGACAGCCTCGTTAAAATGGATAAAGATTATAGCACGAATCTATGGGAGATCAAGCGAAAACAGATCAAAAGTTTTATACCTGAATGCGACGGATACCAGTTAGACGACATCGTGGCCTATTGCCGTGCGAAATTCTTTAAAGAAGAAGTCGATCGTATCATATATGATAATTCTATCGCTGAAGAATGCGATGTTTGTGTATATGCGGACGGTACTATATTAAGTCCGGAATGGCCATATTTATGTGCAAAAGTATATGTGAGCATTAAATGGATTGACGAAAGCAAAACCACTTACACCCGTATTTTCCCATCCGCGGTAGGATTCATGTCTTACAAAACAAAAGGATCTATGGAAGATGATCTGAAGCAAAAAGAAAATATGTCCACTATGGAAATGCGTGGACATCTAAAAGTATCACGAGCAGAATTCTCAAGGAGGTACAACATACCGATTAGAACGCTCGAGAACTGGGAGTCCGGAAAGAGTAAATGCCCGGATTATGTGAGACAGCTGTTAGAGCGAGCTGTCTTGGAAGATTCAAAATAAAACTGCTAAAAACTTACAAGTCAAGGAGGAAAAAAGATGAAAAAATTTGAATTAAAACAGGTGGCGCGGAGCAATTCCGAAAACTTCGGATGTGCCAAAGTTACAGCAGATTGGTTGTGCGGCACAGAGGCCCAGAAAGAGAATTTTATAAGTTCTCTGGATGAAAACTGGGTGAGAATCCCGGTGGAACTCGTTGACGAAACCGCCGAACAAAATTTTATTTCATATGCGCGAGCATAAATAAATAAGCCCCTAGGAGATATTCCCGGGGGCTTTTATCGTTTCCTTAACACACTTTAATTATTTTATTGTTTACTCTCCGGCTCAATCGTTTCGCCGTGGATATACTCACATTCATCTGTTCGGCACAGTATTCAAGAGTGCGCTCCTGGCATCTCATCCGAAACAGTCTTTCTTCGTCTGGTGTGAAATTACACTCTGTCAAGAACCTGTCTATATCTTTTTTCGTGAACACATATAATTTCATGAGCATACCCCTTACTAATGCTAACGCTGATTCTGTGCAAGATAATTTGTAAGCTTCTGTTTTGTTTTTTTTAATTCTTCTACATTATTCCCACTAATCTGACTATCCAGCATGGTTGATAACACTTCCAGAATTAATGAATCTCGTTCTGCGATTCTCCGAAGGCTTTCATAATCTCGTCTATCATGTTCTTCCAGTGTCTCTACTCGCTTGTTGAGTCGAAATGCCGGTGTAATCCACTTAAAAATTACGGCTGCCGCCCCTCCGACAATAGACACCCCTCCGCAGATAGAGAGAAAAATCTGTACAAATTCTGATATGCCCATTTAGCTACTCCTTTTCCCAGTAATATACCGGGACTTCATTTCCGGAATCCCATGTATCGAAATATTCGCCATCTTGTACTGTCACCACATGACCATCTATGCAGAGGATGTATGTACCTGTTGGATGATCTGTGCAAAAGTCGTTGACTGTATAGATATATCGCTCTGATTGTTCAATCAGTTTGCGTCTGTACCCATGTTTGTAGAGGTACGCTCCCCAAACGTAATTAGCTGATGGCATATCTGACAGAGTGCATGCCTGTATCATTAATCCGGCGAATACCGTTTCCCAGTCGAAGCCAGTTGCTTTGCATATTGCCCGGACAACGCAATCTCCGACTCGATTCCCAGCAGGATTCGGATTGTAATATTCCCATCTGTCCATCAGTCAATCCCCTTTGCTGTTTTATATCTTTTTGCTGCCCTTCTGGCTTTTGCGGCGTTCTGGCGGTTCCACTTAGCGATCATAAGCCGGTCTTGCAGTTCCCTTAGGTCGTTCTGCTTGCAGTAATCTTTGTATGCAGCATTTTGTTTCTGCAAAAGATAAGACTTCCGGTCAAGGTCTTGCTGAAGTGCGAATCTTGTCTGTTCATCCTTACAGTTATCAACCGCCGCTTGCATTCCGAGAACTTCTCTCTTCGTTTTGCGGATTCTCCGTTCATAAGTACGTTGCCGCTGTTCCTTTTCGTACTGTTTGCCTTTATCAGCTTTATCCTGTGCTGATAGTTCTGCGTAGGGATTCGGCATTCCTTCCGCCCAAACTGAAAAATGATGTCTGCAATTTACTCCACATATTCCATCAGCTTCGCCATAATGACAGTTTTCAATAAAATCTGGATATTGACTTGCTTTTTGCTCCAGCATTCTACGGTATTCTGATGTGTCTCGCTCTCGAAAAAACTCCGGCTTGATTTCTTTTAATTTTTCCCAGTCTATGGAAAATACCTGCCCTTGCCATACTTCATGACTTGGGCGACTTCCTATGTGCGCCGATGTCAATACTAAACCGTATCCCATTTCTTTCATTCTTGTCAACTGAATATCAGCACACGCCTGAGCCACTCCAGTTCTGACAGAACGTGCGACTGCTGTTTCGATCGTGTCTTTTCTGCCAGATGGATATGTGACAGTAACACCATCACTCACAACATTATTAACTGCCTCTTTGATGGCTTGCGTATAGCCGACTGCCCCAGTCATCACATGGTTATAGGCAAGGTCACATTGCTCGATATAGAGCCTTTGAGCGGCACTTGCGGTTGTTCTTGTGAAGTTCTTCCACTCTCCCATAGTCGCAAGCATATTTCGCTCCATGAGTCTTATCATAGCCGGCGACTGTTCAAGCGGCACAGGGCTTAATCCTGCTGCCTTGTATATCTTATCGTCATAGTTCATTGCAGTGATTCCGGCATCTTCAAACGCCTCAAGAAGTTCCCGATGTTCGCGTTTGGTATATTTGGATAATTCTGCCAGAATATCCTCTAGCAGCTCACCCGATTCCTGTAGCGTTCTGATTCTCCACGCATCGGCATTGGTCAGAATATAGTCCTCACCTCTGCCGATTCTTGCCATCATCCTCGACACGATCTCAGAGATGATATACTGATGCAATTCTTCTGCAATCTGTTCGCTGCCCTCTGTTATTCGACGCAAATATTCTGGACTAAGTATAATATATCACCTCTTTCGTCAAAAGTCGTGGTACATGTTTTGAAAATATGCTACAATCAACCTATTAAGGAGGTGTCGCAAAATGTTTTTAAAATTAAAAGTTTATTGTACTTGCGGATGCTGCTATTACATCAACGAAAAAATTTCAGTAGACAAAATTACCTGCCCGAACTGCGGTATTGAATATCCGTACTCCGAAGAAGCTATTAAAATGCTTAAAATAGCGGATGAGATTAGTGACGGTGGTGATCCTGTTC